GGAGTCGGGTCTAGCTTAGCGGAGATTGACACGATGCTTGAATACAATCGCAATCGAATCGAAGGTCATCGTTCCCATTACAGGGCTCGGTGGTTTTTCGGTTCTCTCTTTGTCTGTATTCTCGCATACGTGATCGCCATCTTGTGGATCTTAGGATCCTTTGATGGTCTCTTCACTAAGCCAGTTCGGCATTGCCGGACTTTTCCTTGTGTGAACGTAAGTTACACAAGCTGCAAACCTGTCTGTAAGACTGGTACGCAGTTGACAATGGTTAAATTCCAAAGTCAGGATGCAGGAGGCTCTTTTGGCCTTTCCTAACGGTTATCACTCGACATACCGCTCAGTGATCGAGAACTCTTTGGGTTCCGATTACATGGGTGGTCCCTACCGTAGTGAGTCCTCTAAGGTAATTCCTGATTTGAATTCTTTCAAATCTGGTCCTGAGAGGGGCGGCTCGTCTAAGCATCCGCTTGACAAGCTGTATTATACCGGCAGTGATGCGCTTGTGGGCTGTGAACCAGCTCACATTCGTGTGGTGGAGACTCGTCCTTACTCTGACTTCCATTATATGGTCGTCGATGCCGGACAGAATCTTCCTCCATCTTCTCCGGATGTCCTCAAAGATTTTGATGACATTGTAAGTAAATCTTACACCGGGGCGCTCAATGCTCTTCGAAATGGTCGTGCTCAAATGGGCGCGGACATGGCTGAAGGTAAGAAAACGGTCGAGATGGTTGCAGATGCTGCCTCATCTTTGGCTCAAGGTCTCCTCGCAGCGAAGCGAGGGAACTTTGGAGCCATCCCAGGTATTCTGGGTATGAGTCCCAAAGATATTATCTCTGGGAAGTCTTTAGCCAATCGTTGGCTGGAGTACCAATATGGATGGAAGCCCTTAATGGGTTCTGTCCATGATGGTATTCTGCAGATCCAGCGTGGCTTTCGTGCTAAGGAAATGATTTTCCGTAGCTCGTCGACTGCTTCTGATTCAGCTTCGAAGTCTTATCGCGAGAATGCTAATTTTGGC